TCTTGTGAAAGCCTAACCGAGAAAGGATCGCCAATTACAAAGGCAGGTCGATGTCAACGACCCAGACTACATCAGCACGTTTAGTGCTGACTAGGCGTTTAAGGTACAGGTCAGAATATTTGAATATCAAAGGAGGCTTTTAACACGCATTTTTTAACGCAAAACATAAACAGCAAAAATGCTGATAAAAGTCGCGCCCGCGATAAACTGGTCACGACCAGATAACCTTTATTAACGCATTAACTAACTGGCACTGGTTGAGTGCAAACAAGCGCGACCTGTGACATTCAAATATCCACCTGTAATGGAAGAGGTTAATTAATTAGTTCTAACAGCAACAGAGGACAGAAAGATGATTAACTCTATAAAGTGTGTTCATGAAGTTCAGCTTAATTGGATTTGGTTCTACCCGTTAGATGGTTCCGCTTCTTTCAAAGTTCGTCAAGATGATGAG